GCTTTCGCTGTAAGGTTAACCCAGAGATTGATGGAGTCTCTAATCAGTAGGATAACCAGTCGTTTGTATGAGCGACAGTCCCTGTCGAGTGCCGAGCCTACCAACCAGCTTCCGGCTTTCGATGAACTTCATTCGCGTGTAGTAGCTTACACGAGTGAAGTTTGGGACAAAATCGATATTCACGTCAAATGGTATCGATCTCTAGGCTACGCCGATAAGGGTAAACCCTCACCAGGGAAGGTGTGGGATTTCCTGTATCGACTCTTCCTAAGTCGCGGGGTGCGTACATGGATCGCGATCCATCACGCCTTGATCGTAGACAGTGGGTTCCCTCGAGCTATCGAGTCCCCAACTGCCGACTATCATTGTGTTTTATTCGCGCTCTATGACGTCTCTGGTCTTCTGCTCCCTTGGATCAAGGAGACTACAGCTTACTGCGCCTGTCGCGGACTCCAGCAGTTAGAGACTAATTTAGTCTCTCTGAATGAGGTCCGCTCGCGGATTGCTGCGCTTGGTCTACCTATTCCCAAACCGGGTCGACTCGGATTCGGTTGGGTAGCCAAGCTGTGTGACTACGTCATGTCGCCTTGTTCGGATCTACGTTCGGCCTTCGGCCAGCGTAGACTCAGGTTCGCTGAGAACGTACTGTACATCAAACGTGCATGTCCAGTTATGTTTCCGTGGCAAGTGTGTAATGAATTAGCCAAACACCGAGCTCGAATAACTCGCACGGAGCCTTTCGAGCCGCAGTGTCCGCCAGGGGTGGATTACACCCCGGCAGAGGTAAGACGATTGGTCAAATCTTCGATTCGATCAATCGTGCTCTCTCTCTTCGAAGGTAAGTCGTTCTTACCGCGCGATGGAGTCCCCTCCTTCGGCGCTCGCCACGATGGTCTCTCGTCGAATGGCGGTGCCTTTGGTCGTCTACTCCGCTCTGAGCTTCTAAACATAGATTGCTTAGAGGACCTTCGAGGAAGTGACTTCTTGGGGCTCTCTACGTTAGATTCGATCGTCGAGGTCGGATCGAGCCTTCGCGAGCTAAGAGTTGAATCTTCTTTGCAGGTACTTGTTGACCGTTTCGCTCAGCGAGTTACCACGGGGACTGAAGAGTTGATCGTCGATAGAAGCTTTCGTCGTCTAAAGACGGTGCCTCTCCCAATCCTCGAACCCTGCAAGTGTCGGATTATAACGAAATCTGAGAGTCTCCCGTACCAACGGGTGGAACAGCTTCAGAAGTTCCTATGGAAGACGGTCGCTAGAGGCGATAAGACTTTCGTCTTCGTCGGACAGCCCATTCGGGCAGCCGACTGGAACGA